TCTGTTGATATAGGTGACATATCTGAACTAAATGGCTCGGCACAAATTGTTAGAGATAAGCCATACGACGCAGATTTAAAGTTTGCGATACAAAGCAACGATGAAGCCATAACAACAAATGGTCGTATGGCCATTACATTTCTTGATGATTCTACTGTAAAGCTTACAGAACATTCACAGCTTTTAATTGATGAATATATCTATGACCCTGACCCAAGCAAATCAAAGATGGCTCTTACCTTTGGACTTGGCACGGCTAGATTTATAACAGGCAATCTAAATCGCATAGACAAACAAAACATTACTTTAAAAACACCTACAGCCAACATAGCTATTCGTGGCACTGATTTTACGGCTACAGTTGACGAACTTGGGCGTAGTCTAATTATTCTTTTGCCAGATGCTTTTGGTTTGTCTAGTGGCGAAATAGAAGTGGTTACAGCAATGGGGACAGTAATATTGAACAAACCTTATGAAGCTACTACAGTAAGTGTATTTGAATCAGCTCCTACAAAACCTGTGATTTTAGATTTAACTTTAGATGTTATTGATAATATGTTAATTGTAACGCCGCCTAAAGAACAAATTATCGCAGAAGAAGAAGTTACTAACACTCAAACTGATAGCGTTTTAAATTTTAATGACCTAGACATAGACTATCTTGCAGAAGATTATTTGAAAGAAGATAGTTTAGAATTTACAGAATTAGATATTAATTATCTTGACGTTAATTATCTTGAAGACTTACTTAATGTACTAGATGCTTTAGCTATTGATGAAGATGAGGATGCTTTAGCACAAGCAACTAGCACACAAATATCTGGCACTTTATTAGGCAAAGACCCCGAAACACAAATAACAACTCTAATTTCAGGTAATTTAATAAGTATGCGAAGAGAGGTAAATGAAAGTGTAAGGGTTGACTTGAACGGCTCTAACGCTTATACAGTAATATTAATACAAGATGGTATATCTAACGTTGTCAAAATAAATGGAGGCAGCGATAGTGTTATTACTATCACTCAAAGTGATTAAATGAAACGATTATTATTACCTCTACTTATAACACTGTCTTTACCATTATTATTTCAAAGCACGCCAACAGAAATACTAAAACTTAAAACTTTTGATGCATTGGTAAAAACACCAGAACAGTCAGGCAACTTTGTTATACTGAATATTACCGAAGAAGATGTAGAGAAAGAGGGCGGATGGCCCTTACCTAGACAAAGATTAGCTGAAATACAGCTAGAAATATTAGGTAAAGGTGCTGTTGGCGTTGGCTGGGTTATTAGTTTTCCACAAGCAGATAGGATGGGAGGTGATGAAGATTTTGCAAGGTCTTTAGGCTACGCTCCATCCGTAATAGCTATGTTTGAGGACGGTCAGGGTAAATATCCAAAATCAACTGGCACAGTTGTCATGGGTGATGATAATGGTGGTATAGTATCTTTGGGAGTTAAGGAAAACCTGAACACTCTAAAAAATAATACATTACAGGGTTTAGCCATTGCTCCCACTGACATAGACCAACTTGTTAGAAGAATACCTCTTTTAGTAAAAACCCCTGAAAACGAGTGGATTCCTAGTTTTGGCACACAAATATATAAAGCTTTATTTAATGTTAAAACTTACATTATAAAAACTAATGATAATGGAATATCAGAAATATCAATAAAAGGAATACCACCTGTTAAAACAGATAGTTTTGGTCGCAAATGGATTAGTTGGGTTGATACACCACAAACAGATTTACAAGAAATGGACGTAAATGGTAAGTTTGTTTTTGTAGGTGTTACTGCTAATGGAGTAATGCCACAAGTAGCCACGCCAGTTGGATTACTAGAACCACACAAGATTCAAGCAGCACTCGCTGAGTCCATACTTATACAAGACAGTCCTTTTATACCTGATTGGGCAATAGCAGCAGAACTCCTTATATTTTTAGTTACAGTTAGCCTTATATGGCTTGTTTTAATACGTTTTGGCATTACATGGGGAATTATATTAGGCTTAAGTATTATGGTTTCTACTGGCTCTCTTGGATATTACCTTATAAAAACAAACTTACTTGTTGATGTTACTTGGTCTCTAATATCACAGTTTATTACCGGCACCACAGCATTTTATATAAGATTTAGAGAGCAGTTCAAGTTAAGACTGCAAATTAAAAAACAGTTTGAACACTATCTTGACCCACGACAAGTCAAAAAATTACAAGATAATCCTGATTTGTTAAAACTTGGAGGCGAAAAAAAATATTGCTCGTTCTTGTTCACCGACGTCAGGGGATTTACAAATTTGTCTGAAAAATTAGAGCCTGAACAAGTTACAGACATAATGAATAAAGTATTAACTGCACAAGTTACTTGCATACAGTCACATGGTGGTATGGTGGATAAATTTATAGGTGATGCTTGTATGGCAATATTTGGAGCACCATTAGATTTAGATGAACACGAAAAAAAAGCAGTAGCTTGTGCTCAAGATATGCGTACTGCAATAACACAGCTACAAAAAGATTTACCAGAACCGATAGCTATTGGCATAGGTATAAATTCTGGTGAAGCAGTAATAGGTAATATGGGTTCTGATACAAGGTTTGATTTTTCTGCTATTGGTGATGCTGTAAATGTAGCTGCAAGATTAGAGTCTGCAACAAAAGAAGCTGGTGTTGACATCTTAATTGGTAAAAATACTGCAAAAAATTGTAAAAATGTATTAAAATTACCAAAACCTATAAAAGTTAAAGGTAAAACAAAGGCTTTACAGATATGGACAGTTTAAAAAAATTTGTTAAATGGTTTATATCTTTATTTCAAAACAGGTACAAAATTACTGTTTCGTTTAATAAGGAATATGGTGACTCAGATGATAGAACTTACACATCAAAAAAAATTATAGTGCAAAAAGAAAAGCACCTAAAGTTTAAAGATGAAAACAATAAATTAATTGAGTATAGAAGCTCATCTGGTCTGAACTATATTATTGAGGACGCTTAATGCAACAAGTATTTATAGGCATAATATTATTTTTAAGTTTTACTACTTACTATTTATTTAACGAAAACAAAAAATTAGCTGCCAATAACCTAGCATTAGAAGGAGCTATAGCTACACAAGAAGAGGCAATAGCGTCATTGCAAAATGATTTTGCGTTGCAAACTACAGAGTTGCAAAACATGACGGTAAAAAGCCAAGCGGCACAAAGAGAACTAAATAGATACACAAAATTTATACAAAACTATGAATTAGCTGAAAAAATACTGGCAGACCCAGTAGAAATGCAGAGGAAAATAAATAATGGAACAAAACATATTATGGAAAACATTGAGCAAATCAGCAGCGATGTTGATGGCCTTGATGATGGTTTACAGTTGCAGCCTGATACCGACTAAAAAAATAGAAGTATCAGCAAAACCTATAGATAGGAAAATAGTACAACCTACTATGCCAAGAGAAATAGACTTGCAAGAACCTTTATGGATTGTGGTTACACCTGAAAACTACGAACAACAATTAGCCTTTATAGAAGAACAAGAGGGAGAGTTAGTATTTCTTGCTATGACTATTCCTGACTACGAAGTTATGGCATACAACATGCAAGAAATCAAAAGGTATATCACTGAACTTAAAGATGTAGTGGTGTATTATAGAAAAGTAACTACAACTGAGGAGCAAGAAAATGAGTAATTCACCAGAAGCATTTGTATATAAATGTAAACTAAAATCTGTAACTGATGGTGATACAGTAAGATTGGAAACTATTGATTTAGGCTTTTCTGTTCAACTACACAACAAAGCTGTCAGAATAAACGGCATTGATACACCAGAAAGCCGTATAAATATAAAAAAATACCCAGAAAGAACAAAAGAAAAAGAATTAGGTTTATTAGCTAAACAAAAATTGAAAGAATGGCTAGTAGGTGATATAACACTAAAATCTTATGGAACAGATAAATATGGAAGAGTTTTAGGTGACATATTCTGCGATAAAGGAAATATTGCTGAATTGCTTGAAAAAGAGAATCTTGCCGTACCTTATTTCGGTGGGACAAAAACAAAAAAATGGGGAGAATAATATGAATATTTCACAAGAAGGACTAGCACTAATTAAAAAATTTGAAGGCTGTGAACTTGAAGCTTATAAATGCGCTGCTGGCGTTTGGACAATAGGCTACGGCTCAACCAAAGGAGTCAAAGATGGTGACAGCATTACACAAGAAGAAGCAGACAACTTATTACTGCATGAAATGGAAGAGTATGAAGGTTATATAAACGACATGGTTGAGAATAAATTAAAACAAAACGAATTTGATGCTTTAGTTTCGTGGGTTTTTAATCTAGGCCCAGCTAATTTAAAAAGTTCAACTTTATTAAAAGTTTTAAATAGTTCACATCCAGATTGGAATGATATTCCTGCACAAATAAAAAGATGGAATAAAGCTGGAGGCAAAGTTTTACAGGGACTTATTAGAAGAAGAGAGGCAGAGGCTTTATTATTTGAAGGTAAAGAATGGCACGAAGTTTGACGATATGTAATACTAGCATCAGGCGTTTACGCTTAGAGCTAGGTTGCAAAAGTTATCGTCGCTACCTTGTGACTTAGCTCGTTTATGAAAGATGTATCATTTAAAGATTTTGATATTCTTTCTGAACAGGATAAATCAGAAGCCGTAGCTTTATTACAAAGATACGACCAGCTTGAAAAACAAGATGACTGTCAAAATGATTTTATAAGTTTTCTAAATCACATGTGGCCTGATTTTATTGAAGGCAGACATCATAAAATAATTGCAGACAAATTTAATCGTATAGCAGAAGGCAAGCTAAAACGTTTAATTGTATGTTTACCACCAAGACACTCTAAATCTGAATTTGCATCAACATTTTTTCCTGCATGGATGATGGGAAGACGCGGCAACTTAAAAATAATACAAACAACTCACACAGCTGAATTAGCTGTTAGGTTCGGTCGTAAGGTAAGAAATATTATAGATAGCACAGAGTATCAACATATATTTCCAGATTTAAAACTACAAGCAGATAACAAATCAGCTGGTCGTTGGACAAGCAACCAAGAGGGTGAGTTTTTCGCAGCTGGTGTTGGTGGTGCTATAACAGGTCGTGGTGCTGATTTATTAATAATTGATGACCCTCATAGTGAACAAGATGCTTTGTCACCTAAATCTTTGGAATCAGCTTATGAATGGTACACATCTGGTCCTAGACAGCGTTTACAGCCTGGAGGCATCATAGTTATAGTTATGACTAGATGGAGTACAAAAGATTTGGTTGGAAAAGTTTTAAAAAAACAAGGCGATGAAAATGCAGACAAATGGGAAGTAGTAGAGTTTCCTGCAATTATGCCAGAATCAGATAAACCTCTTTGGCCAGAGTTTTGGAAAAAAGAAGAATTGTTAGGAGTGAAAGCATCATTACCTATATCTAAATGGAATAGCCAATGGATGCAAAATCCCACAGCAGAAGAAGGCTCTATAGTTAAAAGGGAGTGGTGGAATAGATGGGAAGATGAAGATGTACCACCATATAGTTATGTAATACAAAGTTATGATACCGCTTTTTCTAAAAAAGAAACTGCGGACTACTCAGCTATTACGACTTGGGCAATTTTTAATCGTGGCGATGAAAACA